GTGATGGGTCAACTGAAACGACCAGCGAAGGCGTGCGGCAGCTTGAGGGCGTCGCACCAGGAATGGACGTCACAGGACAGCCGGGCCAGACGATCACAGGGTTTTCGCCCAACGTCCCGAACTCAGAATATTTTGATCAGGTCAAGTTGATCCTGCAAATGATCGGCGTGAATTTTGGCCTACCGTTGTGTCTTGTCTTGATGGATGGCAGCGAAACTAATTTCAGCGGATGGCGTGGAGCTGTTGACGAAGCCCGCAAGGGGTTTGTGGCGGATCAAGTCAATCTTGTGCGGCGATTCAACCGGCCGGCCTACATCTGGAAGCTCACGCAGCATCTGGAACAAACAAAAGACGCGGCGTTAAAACGAGCGTTCAACAGTCTCGGCGACAAGATGTTCGCGCACAATTGGAATCTGCCGACGTGGTCGTATATCGAGCCAGTCGCAGACGCTGAGGGAGACGCAACGCAACTCAGAAACGCCCTGACCTCCCCACGGCGGCTACATGCTGCACGCGGTAAGGACTGGGAAGAAATTGCCGAGGAGTCTATTGCAGACAACGCATACGCCATTCAGCGAGCAGCTAAACAGGCTATGGAAATCAACGCGGCGTTTCCGAAAAGTCCTGCCGTCACGTGGCGTGATTTGATTGCGTTGCCGATGCCAGCGGGAACAACGATGGCGATGCAGGATCCGGGCGCACTTGAGGTGCAGGCCGAGGGTAACGACAAGCAGGAAACTAGACAGCCAACAGGCAGTAAGGCGGATAGCGAAACTCCGACAGCGGCTGGCCAGTGGCGTACAAGCGAAAACGGATCAAAGATATTTATCGAGGAAGGCGGCGACGTCAAATTCGGCGGGCCGAATGGGCCAGGCAAACCCAGTCACAACGTGCCGCTGCCGAAGAAGAAAGCAAAATTAAAAATCGCAACGGCCAACAAGGCACTACGCCAAATGGGATACAAGCTTGGAGCGGCGAAGACAGATCTCAAAGCCAAAACCACCAGCTACGATGTTACAGGACCGGACGGCAAAACAGAAAAGATGACGACGGACGCAATCAAAGATCTAGTCTTCGACGGGGCTGACAAGCCAGTTGCTTGCAAAGCAAAAGGCGACCCGAAAGCGGAGTTCGATGAATCAAAAATTAAACGTGCCGACGATGGAAAGTTTGGTAGCGGCGGCGGTGGTGCGAAACCGAAAACGGACAAAGAAAAAAAGGCCGATGAAAAATTCGAAAAGATGATGGAGAGTAAGTCGCCATCAGACGCATCATCATTTCGCCAGGCGAGATCTGACGGCGTAGCAATACCACCGGCGTGGACAGAAGTGCAATATCACGGCGAGGACAAGGACATCATAGCGGAAGGTCGAGATTCAAAGGGCCGAAAGCAGCGTGCGGAAAACCCAGAATACAGACAGCGGATCAGCAACGAAAATAACGCACGCATCATAGCGGAGTTGACGCCACGAATGGATGCGATTCGTGGGCAACTAAAACAGGATGCCGCTTCGGGCTATGAAGAATCGAAAGTGCTCTACTTAATTTCGCTGACTGGTTTTCGGATTGGTGGCAAAGGTGACGGCAAAGCGAAGACGCAAGCGTTCGGAGCCAGCACGATACAGGGCGAACACGTGCAAGTCGACGGCGACTCTGTGACGTTCGATTTTCCCGGCAAAAAGGGCGTCCGACAAAACCATACGATCACCGATTCCGTTATTGCGGACATGATGCGAGACGCGCCAGCGACTGGCCCGGTGTTCAACACGCGGGATACTAAAGTGCGGGACGCCTGGAAAAATAAATACGGGGGAGCAAAAGTACACGACATCCGCCATGTAGTCGCCACGGAAATTGCAGCGGCGGAAATGAAATCACGGGTTCCACCGAATCCGAAAACCGCAAAAGAGCGAATAACTCTCATTAAAGAAATTGCGAAAGTGTCGGGAGCTAAGCTTGGGAACAATCCCGCACAGGCACTAGGAACGTACATCGCCCCAAGTTTGTGGACGTCGCTAAAGGTATCTGCATGAATCCAGTAATCACAGAAGAAAACGAAGACGGCGAGTGGGTTGTTTCTGACGACGCTGACGAAAGCGTGCTGGACGACATCGCCGAGCAGATGCCAAAACAGGAAGAGCCGTCCGCGCCGGTCGCACGTAAAAAAGACGACCCTCGAGCGGGTAAATGGCGAACCACGGAGGACGGCGGGAAAATTTTCATCGATGATGATGGCGACATGAACTTCGGCGGACCGAACGGACCACCGGCAAAAGAAGACGAAAGCAAGACCAGCACGAAGTCGCCAAAGAAAACAGCACCGGCAAAGCCGACACACAGCGTCAAACTCCCGCTAAAGAAAACAAAGCTGACCATCAGCACATCCAATACAGCCATGGAGCAAATGGGCTTCAAGGTCGGCCGCGGCAACTTTGACTTCAAGAAAAAAAAGACATCGTATGAGGTGACAAACCCAGACGGCACTAAGCAGTGGATGTCAAGCGACGAAATTAAGAAGTTAGTCTATGAGGGTAAGTCATGAAAAACATCCGAATCGATGGAGTGATCGGCAAAGGTGTGGGCGAAGTCTCTGCGGCATCAGTGCGGTCAGAGTTGCCAGCCAACGGGACAGATCCGGTTCGCGTTTCGATTCATTCCGAAGGTGGCAGCGTCTTTGAGGGGTTCGCCATCTATGACGAAATTGTCAAATACGCAGGTCCGAAAACGATTGCGGTCGAGTCGACAGCCTTTTCTATTGCGTCGTTTATCGCGATGGCTGGTGACGACATTGAAATGTCCCCTAACGCATATTTCATGCTGCACAATCCGCGAATAAGCATTGAGGGCGACGACGTCGAACTGGCAAAAAACGCCGCGATGATTGCAGACCTGAAAGAAAACATGGTCAGCGCCTACGCATCACGCACGGGCAAAACGCCAAACGAAATCAACGCGATTTTAAAAGACGAAACATACTTTAACGCGACCGACGCGGTGGCCTTCGGGCTCGCCGATCGCGTCACGCAAAAACCTATACACGGTCGGGCAGTCGCTCGGCTTGATTCCATGCCGCACGGAGTTGTACTTGCCCTATTCGGGACAGGCTCAGGCGGTGACGACGACTTTGAAAAAGGACAAACCATGTCAGAGTCTACGCCTGTTGCCGCTACGGTTCGCGAGATCCGATTAGCGTATCCCAAAGCCAAAGCAGACTTCGTTCTGGCGTGCCTTGAAAAGGCAATGCCAATGGCCAGTGTCGCCTCCGCCGCTGCTGAGGAGATGATGAGCGAAAACGAAGAGCTGAAAAAACAAGTCACGGCGATGACTGACGAAATCGCGTCCATGAAGGCTAAGGCTATGGACGACGACGAAGAAGACGCTGAAGCCGAAGCGGAATTTGACGACGACGAAGACGAAAAGGTCAAAGCCAAAGCTAAGGCCCGTGGCGTTCGTGCAGTCGCAAAATCCAAAACGTCGGGGCCGTCTGCGAGTGCCAGCTGGGATAGTGCAGTTGATGCCGCGACTCTGAAAACCAACGGCAACAAATTTAAGGGCGTCGCTTTGGCAAACCGGCAGAACCCCGGTCTCCGTGCATCGATGCTGGCCGAAGTCAACGGATCATAGTCTGCCGCCACGTTGGCAGCGGAACAGACATACACACATCACATAGGACAGACAAATGTCACAACAATTCGAAACGGGCTGCGTTCCGATGACTGCCGACGCAGCGATCGCTAAGTACGCCAGAGTTATCTTTGAAGCCGATGGCAAGTGCGTTACTGCCGGAGTCGCTCAAGTCGGCGATGGGATTGCTCAACGTCCGGCGTTCGCGTCGGGCGACATCATTGACGTGAAGCTATGGAATAGTGGCGGCACATTCAAAATGATCGCCATTGAGGCACTTGCGGTTGGTGCGGTCGTGTACACCGAGGCCGATGGCAAAGTGCAAGACACAGCAGCGTCGACCTCGTTTCCGTTCGCGAAAGCGCTGGAAGCCGCAACCACCGACGGAGACATCATTGAGTGCATCTATACCGGATCGCCGGGCACTGCTGAGTCATAACGAAACCCGATGCGTTCCCGGTGGCGGTGGCCACCAAAGCCGGGAACTTTACATTTCAATTCATCGCGTTGCATCGGGAAGAAAGCAACAGCAATGGCATCACCAACAACCAGTCTGGCAACACAACGCCCCGATCTGGCCACGTTCCTCGAATTCGACATGGAATCCGAGAGCGCTGGTTACATCGCAACTGAAGTGTTTCCGGTTATCGACGTAGCCAGTCAAGCAGGCAACTTCGGAAAAATCCCGCTTGAGCAGCTACTGCAGCAGAGAGTCACTAAACGAGCACCTGGCACTGGATACGCTCGGGGCAATTGGACGTTCGACCAGGCAAGCTACGCGACCGAAGAACACGGGGCGGAAGAGCCGATCGACGACCGCGAGGCCAAGATGTATGCGGACTACTTTGCTGTTGAGCAGATTAGCACCATGCGAGCGTTTTCTTCCGTGCTCCGCAATGCTGAGCAGCGAGTAGCCGACGCAGTCTACAACACCACCACGTGGACAGGTGGAGCGTTAACCACTGTCATCACGCACGAATGGGACGACGCCGTCAACTGCGTTCCGCTGACGGACGTCGAGGCAGCTGTCGGCAAGATCTACGATGGCTCGGGCTTGTGGGCGAACGCTCTGGTGATCAATCGCCAGGTCTTCCGCAATCTGCGCAACAGTGCTCAGATCATTGAACGAATCGCAGCCAGTGGGGCAGGTTCGCCGACTAAAGCCACGGACATCACGACAGCAATGCTGTCTGCCGTGTTCGATTTGCCGCACATCATCGTGGCGGGCACTTCCAAAAACGGAGCGACAGAAGGCCAGTCCGCGAGTCCGACTCAGATCTGGTCTGGTGAGTACGCGATGGTCTGCCGGATCAGCACCAGCGGCGACATGCGAGACCCGTGCGTCGGCCGCACGTTCCATTGGTCACAAGATGGTTCGAGTCTAGGCGGCACAGTCGAAACGTACCGCGACGAAACGGTTCGCGGCGACGTGATTCGTGTGCGTCACGACACCGACGAAATCGTTCTGTATCCGCAAGCTGGCCACCTTCTCAGCAACATCACGACATAATGGCTACAGTGTTCGACTCACATTTTGCAGCTGCAGGATTCCCGATGTTGCTCAGTCAATTCGGGGAGTCGATCACTTACGTCCCCTCCGGCGGCGGGCGACGCTCAATTGTCGCTATCGTTGAGCGTAACCCGCCTGCTGTTTTTGATGCCGCTGGAAACGCAGTCTTGCCGACTGCAACGATACGGGTTCACAACTCGTGCAATTCAGGGATTTCATCACAGGAGGTAAACGTCGGAACTGATGAGGTTGAGCTAACACTAAAGGTTGGCGACACGATACCGAGAACATTTAGCTTTATGACGATGCTTTCTCAAGACTCCGGGGTCACTCAATTGGCAATCGTGTAATGACGGAACCAGTTATCGAACAAATCATGGCAACGGTCCGCACCCGAATGGCGGTCGTGTTTACGAATTCATACCGATCCGCTCGGGTGGGCACATGGCAGCCGAAGGATCTAGTTGTACACGTGCATCAGGGCACGCTCACGCCGAACGAGGAGCTTTCTTGTCCGGGCAATCCACCCGCTCAGGCGTACGACCTCGAAGCAATTGTGGCGGGAATCGTCAAACCCAGCGACAAGCTGACGACAGCGATTGACACTTTCAAAAACCGGATGTCAGCGGACATTATTAAAGCCGCGACAGACGCAGCGCTGTGGCATCAGTGGGGCGGCTTGGCAATTAACACAACGATCGGACCGGTCGAGGAATACGTCGAAGAGACAGGCGGGTTGGCTGGTGTCATGGTGCGATTTTTGATTACGTATCGGACGGACGAAGACGACCCGTACACGGTGCGAGCATGATAGATTTAGGAATCGACGCACGGCAGCTCAAGAGATTAGAAGCTGCTGTCGGCAAGGCCAAGAAAAGTTTCACGAAAGAGCTTGCGGGAGCTATCAACGCAGTCAGC